ACTTCATTGTAGGTTTCATTTGATCGTGAATGATCTCAGATATAACTTCTCTAACAATTTTTTTGTAATTCATATTAATAAATATCACCATAAATAAAAAAAGGGGAACTTTCGTCCCCCTTTGTATTTGAATAATAAACCATCTTATATATTCTCAAACGATGCTCCTGTTGGAGTAATGTAGAATGTGATGTCGATGAACTCAAGAGATCTTGTAGGTTTGATGTAAATCTTACCTGTCAATTGATTTCTATCAATATCCTCAGGACTTGAAGAAACCGTTACTCTAAAGTCGTAAAGACCTCTATCTCTTCTGATTGCATCTAAGATTGGATTCACCGCGTTTAAGAAGTCCTGTCTTACTTGTGCGTCGTTTTGTTCAAACAATAATCTTACAGACACCGCTGAAATTAATTTACGAGCTTGTAATAACAATCTTCTAACGTTGATTCTATCAAGTGCAGATTCTCTAACTTGAAGAGTTTTATTACCCCAAATTACCGTACCAACATCAGAGAAGGTTGCGATTGGGTTAATTCTACCAACATATAGAATGTCTCTATCTTCTTGAGTTAACTTCTTACGAGCTTTAACACAATTAACAATACCACGAGTGTAACCTGCCGCCGCGAACCAAGGGAATGCGATGTTATCGGTTAACGCCAAGTTTCTTGTTACCTCAGCCGTTGGTGGAATATAGATTTGAGTGTTGTTAACGCTGTCACGAGTTAATACCCAAGGGTAGTAAGTTGCCGTGTAGTTAGAGTCAATACCTGTGTTATCTAAATTATCAACCGCTTCTGTTGGGTAAATAAATCCGTCAATACCTGTTGTTGTTGGTAAATACAAATCATAATCAGGAGTTGTACACACATAAAGTGAATCCGCTCTACTGAATTCGATCATATTAATTGCCGACTCAACCAAGTTACTATTATTAACATAATCAATACCAGGGGTAACGAATACATTAATGTTTGTTGCCTCAGGGTTAGCGAATGTTTGTTGACCCAATAGGTATGCGTAATAATCTGAATTCGCCCAATTCTGAGTACCATCACCAAGAGAAATCTGTTTAAATGCTCCCCATCCTGTTGCGTTAGGGTATCTAGTTGATGGACAAGATCCACGTAAGAACCCTCTTCTACCGATTTCGAATTCGTCCGTGTTAGTTCTCCACTCTCTATAGATGTCCCATCCGTCAAATCCACCTTGTACTAAGAATGTAAATTTACGTGCGAATAATCTGTAGTAAGCATTTGTTGGTAATTCAGGATCTGTAATGAACGGTGAGTTACCACAAATAAATCTTGTTTGACCACTTGTTGAGAACTCAGGTCCGATTGTTAATCCACTAGCGTTAACATCCATATGGAAACCTGCTGACCTGTAATTAAATGGTAAACCATCTATATCACAAGTGTTGTTTGGATTTCTCTTACCAACATACTCGAAGTAAGCCGGATCCCATCCAAGGCTATTAGATATACCTAAGTATGTTCTTCTTACATTGTCTCCTGGGCTAATTAAAGCATCATCGTTACCTGTTGATAAACCAAATGGTGGGTTATAAATAACTTCACCAGGGAAATCGTATTTACCTTTAATGATTGGGAATGGTGAGTTAGCTCCCGCATAATTTCTAAAATTAAATCCATTAAATCCACAAGGAAGTGAATCGATAGGTGCGTCCTCATTCATTTCAACCATAACATATTTAGAATTCAATATGTATTCTCCGTCTAATGTTCCGATTTTATTACCGATAAAGTTATTTTGTCCCGGATCCATCGTACAATTAGTGTATTTCTCAATAACCACTGGATTTGCATCGGTATCAAAATAATCACGAATTAATACGTCAAACGTTAAGTTGTTGTATGTTTGATTAATAATCGATATTTTAACTAATGTGTTTGCCGCATCACCATCAGAAACTGTATAGAATCTAAATAAGTCATAAACTTTATTACCTCTTAATTCAGATACAACCCAAGGTGAGTTAGGTGTTTGCCATCTGTCTAAGTACCACCCAATTGAATTAGGGTCACCGCTTTGAGCAGAATCTAATTCAATAAACTCAGAGTTTAATCCTCTAATGTATCCTTTTTTCCAAGAATAATTTAAGAATGATTGGAATACTTCTTCCGCAAATATTGGAACCTCAATTCTTGGTTTTTGGAAGTTACTAACTCCAAACACTTTTGTGATATACTCAGGATCATTTTGTGTTAATGATGTTTCAAACGTAAAGTTTGTTCCAAATTTATCTTTTGCATTTACCGCAAATGTTAAATAAGGGTTCTTAAGAACACCAGAATATTGTCCTGTCATATCTAAAGAAACATCTGTTACACCCGTAACTGAATACATTGGGTTTGTGTCTGTGGTATAAGTTGATAAACCTCTTGATCTTAAAGTTGCAACAACTACGTTATCGTAATCAACATAAGATGTCCCCGTGTAGTAATAAATTTTACCCACAACCGTACCTGAATAACAATCAATATTAACCGGTGTTGGTGTTGGTGTTGGTGAAGTAAAAGGTGATGGGGTAATACAAGGGTTAACAAATGATGGTGTTGGTGTCGGTGTTGCCGACGCTTGAGGAGTTGATGTTGGGTTAGGGTAGTAAGCCGTTAAACCTGACACATATGTAAAGAATGAATAACCTGAATAATTTGTATTACCAGTGTTAGCAAATAATGCGTAGTACCAAGAGTCATTTAATGATGACATAAGATCAGTTGCATCCAACGAAACTGAAGGGACTTCGAATACGTTTGTTTCTGCCGTCCAACCAGCACCATTTAATGTGTTGTAGTCATCTGTATCGATAGAACCAAAATATGCGATTTGTTCGTCTTCAGCGGTGTACGGATTATCACTTGTAATTACACCAAATATCAAACTATTAATTTGAGCTTCTAATGTTGATGTGTCCCCATTAAATTCTTCATATTGTTGTGCAAGAATATCCTCTATAATTGAAGGGAATGATCCGTTATATCCGATCGTTTGTTCTCCATTAGTACAAGCCGTAAATGGTACTGAGAATGATAATACTTTAGGTGTCACACAAGTTGTAACACAAGTATCAAAATCAGTTACAGAACTTAAACACCATTGATTGATTGTTGCAGGATTAACGTTTGCAACCGTTGTTATTGACCAAGATGGTCCCGCATCATAACCAGATAAACCTAATATTCTAGTTACGAACAATTGGTTAGATTGTTGTAAATATGCTTTTGCGATGTAGGCCGCTTCGTATTTAGGGATCTGAGTATTAACAAATTTTTCAGGTGAAGTCCCACCAAATACGGTTTGGAATTCATCGAAACTTGTAATAAAGATCGGTTCGAAAGCAGGACCTATTAAAGTCTCACCTGCAATACCTAATGTAGTTACCCCAACGCTTTGTGCTACAAAACTTAAGTCAACTTCAGAAGTATATACACCAGGAGAAACAAAAACCTTACTGTTTGTTGCCATAATTTAAAAATGTCTTTTACTTATTTATTTACCTATAAATATTATAGAAAAAAGGAAAAACTTTACATTATAGAAAGTATTTATATTTTGGTATGATTTTATTCTGCCTTTTTTCTGCCCTATGGATAAAGATATTAAGAAGATAAAAAATTTAAAAATTTCAATCGAATCTCACGAAACACTAAAGAAGTATTGTGATAAGAGGGGAATTAAAATGTATAAGTTTTTAGAGAACCTTATTTTTGAAAAATGTAAGGAGAAAAAAGATATATACGGGGAAGATTAAACTAAGAACTGAGAGTAGGAAACACTACCATCTAACAATGGATCTTGTTTGACAACATCAATTCTTAAAGTATCCCCATTATTAATCTGAATTCTGTTTACGTCATCACCATAATATTGGTCGTTTATATAAACTGAATATGAGTCCAAATTTACGGAGTCCTCAAATAATAAATCACATTCATATTCAAAATAAAATTCTTGAGTTGTATTACCAACGTAAGATAATGTAATAACTTCAGGTTGAATGGGAGATTGTTTCTTTTGTGGACCTTTAGCCGGTCTTTGATCAAGTTCGTACATTTGGAACGTTCTTGATAATGCAGGGTAAACCTCAAACTCATCCTCATCAATTAAGAACCCCATCATTGTGAATTCGTATTTTTGGATATAATATTTTCTTTTCTCTAAATCTAATGAAGATTCATCTGACATACCATCATTAATGATTGGAATGTAATGTCCTTTAATTGTTTGGTACGCTTGTCTTGATGCGAACGTCTCCATTATTCTTTTATTAAGAGTATTGGCTTCCCTCATTCTATTACACACAATTGCCACCGTGTATTTTATATCAACAGGAACTGGTTGAGGTATTTTATAAATATCGGCACCAACTCTATTCCCATCCCAAGTTGGGACTTCCATATAGTAATACATTCTTCTATTTGGTATATTATACATAACCGCAGGGTTATTACCATATTTCACTTCAGGGTTTCTAATTACCGTAATAAAAGGGGGTTCGATATTTTTATCAATGTTTTGTATGTCCCACGTTTGGACAAATTGAGACCAGTTTTGAGTTGTTACCAAAATATCAACAACAGGAATTGTTTTACCTTCTGACGAAATTTTAAGAGTTCCTTTAACAAAATCTAAAAATCCCCCATCTAAATCGGCATGAAGTAATGACTTAGGAAGGTAAGTTCCGTCCTTAGTTATCATATCTTTAATTTCTTCCCTTCTCGGTAAAAGAGTTTTAGGGTAGTTCAAAGGTATGAATGGTTTAACTGATTTCTTTGGTAGTCCCATTATAATCCTCTAAATTCATTTGGTCCAACAGGAGCCGCTATTATTGTTCTATAAAAGGGTTTGAAGCCTTTATATGTGTGTTTTAAATCCGAAACTACACGACCATCATTAACGACCGTATAATATCTAACAAAATTTTCTTTATCGTAATATCCAATGTAATCCCCAAAATCAATATCGATATCTAAATCCTCTAATGTTTTTAAATAAACTGACATTGTAATATTTCCGGGTTCCATCTGATCCATTCTTGTTGATCCCAAAAATTTATTATCGGGAGCCGCAATCCCAACGTAAGCATTAAACTCAACGGGAGGTAAAAATTTAATACCATCCTGAACTACTTCCCCATAGACATCGTCGGTTTTAATTTTGTTCTTATCAACCCTATAAAGGACACAAGTGAAATTCATATCACCGATAAGCCATTCTTGACCCATCCCAATTTCTAACTCAAAATCACGATCTCCAAAAAATTTACCCAATCTACTTATAGGAACACTACTTTGCATAATACGTTTTTCTTGATAAATATTCTTTTTATTGTTATTTTTATTAAAAAGATATTTTGGAGAATACTAAATCACTTATTGAACATAAGGCGTTGGATTTGCTCGACACCTATAGTGGTGCGAATAACTATATACTTTATTTAAAAAATAAGAAGGAAGTATCAAGTAAATTTTACCCAACAAGAACTCAAGCAGATTACATTACGACGTATTACGACACAACACCTAAGGTGGCTCGAAAGTGGGTTGAGTTGGATTCTTACTTTGCTAAAAAGTTTTCAGAAGAAAGATATCTACTACAAGTCCCCGAACAAATATTCATAGAAAAACTTTTGGTTGAGAAAGAAAAGTCGTATCATATTTGGGGTAAATTTTTTGATAACGATAAGTTAAGTGAGTTTTGGGTTCCAAAATCGGCACTCATTAAAACCCACAAGATAGAAAAAGTTGAGATTGATTATTCAAAGTACTCTCACCGACCACCGTTAGATCATCAAAGGATTGCGATTGAAAAATTGGCGGGGTCAAAAAGATTTATTTTGGCTGATGATATGGGTCTTGGTAAAACAACATCAACAATTATTGCCGCGTTAGAGACGGGTGTTAAAAAAATATTAATTGTTTGTCCCGCGTCTTTAAAGATTAACTGGCAAAGAGAGATTGAGAATTATTCTGACCGATCTGTTTTTATTGCGGAAGGAAAGAAATTCTCAACAGAATCCGATTTTGTGATTATGAATTACGATATTCTAAAGAATTTCTACGATTCAGACCCAAAGAAAAAAGATGAATCACTTTTATTACAAAGTAATTTTGATCTCGTTATTTTAGATGAAGCACATATGATTTCAAATGTTCAGGCTCAAAGAACAAAAATAATTAATAGTTTTGCAAAAAAAATAGATAGAGTTTGGTTATTAACGGGAACTCCTATGACATCTCGACCTATGAACTATTACAACTTACTAAACTTAATTGAGAGTCCTGTTGCTCAAAATTGGAAAGCTTATGCGATTCGTTATTGTCAAGGGTTTCAGTTTACAGCAGGTAAAAGAAAAGTATGGAATGTAACGGGGGCATCGAATCTTGAGGAATTACGTGATAGAACCTCGAAACAAATTCTTCGCCGTTTGAAGGAGGATGTTTTAGATTTACCCGATAAAATCATCAGTCCTGTTTATTTAAGGTTGAAATCCAAAGAATATGAAGAACTTATGGGTGAATACTTTGATTGGTACGATAAAAATCCCGATGAATCGTCTTCACTTACGGTTCAGTTTTCAAAGTTAATGAAAGTTAGAAAAGTGATTGCAAATGAAAAAGCAAAACCAACAATCGATTTTGCGGAGAATATTTTAGATCAAGGAAAGAAGGTAATTATATTCACCAACTTTACGGACACACTCCAAACAATCTATCAACATTTCGGTAAACAAGCCGTTTATCTTGATGGTAGTTGTTCTAACGCAATGAGACAACAGGCTGTTGACCAGTTCCAAAACGACGACAAGATAAAGGTATTTGTTGGTAACTTAAAAGCTGCAGGTGTTGGTTTAACATTAACAGCCGCTGAGGTTGTTATTATGAATGACTTATCTTTTGTACCTGCAGAACACGCACAAGCTGAGGACAGAGCATATCGTTATGGTCAGAAA